GTTCACCCCTACCCCTGCATGAAATTCACCCCTACCCCTGAACCACGTTCACCCAAACCATCCATAGAACCATCCAAAGAACCATATACATCATCAAAGGATGATGAGGTGAATTATTACTTTGATCAATTATGGGAAATGTACCCTCGCAAGGTAGGAAAAGGGCAGGCTAGAAAAGCATATGTAACAGCTTCTAAGAAGATAGACTTCTTTGATCTATTGCCTAAACTGGAAGCATACGTTTCAACACTAGACGGTAAAGACAAACAATACATGCCTCACCTAGCTACTTGGCTAAACGGTGAGCGCTGGGCAGATGAGGTATAATGCTATGAACTATGATATGAGAATGCAGCTAATCCGTAATGAGCTAATGAACATCCTTGGCACTTACGCTATTCCAAAGCACTTAGAAGATGAGAAACGAGCAAAGGCAGAAGTAGAGGGTATCTGTCGTATGCTTAACCAGAAGTTTCCCAACGACACGACAGAGGATCACATTCGTGGCACAATGGATCGGGCGATGTTGAAGCTGAAGGAAGCACACAAGTCTCGCTCTTGGCCTACGTCAGCAGAAATCAGCGCAGCAGTTTCTAAGTCTATGACATCTGCATCCACACGCTCAGTCAGCAGCGGCCCGTGGAAGCCTGACACGCTACAGCTAAATGCTAAGCGTATCATTGCAGGGGAACCAGTAGGTGAGATGTATATACGCGGTAAGCTGGCAGACAAGATGGTAGAGATGGGACTTATCTCAGAAGCACACTTGCAGCCGTATTTAGAATACTTGTCAGCAAACAATATCCCTGCTAGGGTTGACCCACCTATCTCATAGGTTTGCCTCACTTAAACTGCCCCCTCGCGTGATCGCTCCGCAGGGGGTGTTTTTTTGCCTAGAATTGTGTTACCTTCTCAGCAAGAGCCAACCTCTCTCCCTCCCTGTTGGTATCGTGTAGCTCCATACACTGGCTCTCCTCACTGGCCCTCTGAGCGCGGTCACGTTCAGGGGGTCTTTCATTTCACATACAAATGCACTAATATACACAACATATAGACGCACCCACTATGGACGGTACTATGAGTACGAAACAGGAACAAAAAACTAAAATAGAAGGTTCAGGCAGAAAGAAGGGTACAACCAATAAAGTACCCAGATTGCTTAAAGATGCTATACTTGATGCGGCCCACCGTGCAGGTCAGCATATCGTAGATGAAAGATACGCAGGTAGAAAAGACGTAGACCCTCGCTTTATAGAAGCAGCAAAGAAAGAGGGCATGACCGAATACCTACAGTTCCAAGCAGAACAAAACCCAACAGCCTTTATGTCCCTTATGGGCAAGGTATTACCTATGCAGGTCAAAGCAGAGATAGAGGGTGAAGTGCAGCATGTGGTTAGTCTCAAATGGCGCGAGTGATAGAAGTAGAGCAAGAAATAGACTACAGGCCACGCGATCAGATCAGAGCATTCCACAACAGGAAAGAACGCTTTGCGATTATCGTAGCTCACAGACGCTTTGGTAAAACCGTAGCAGCCATCAATGATCTTATCCGTTCTTGCTTTGAGATAGACCGCCCGAATGTAAGAGTGGCATACATTGCTCCATACCTTTCCCAAGCCAAAGCAGTTGCATGGGATTACGCACTGGAGTTCACCAGAGATATTCCAGAGATAAAAGTAAACCACAGTGAATTACGCATAGACTTTATGAACGGTGCGCGGTTCCGATTGTTTGGTGCAGATAACTACAACGCAATGCGCGGTCTGTACTTTGATGCAGTGGTACTTGATGAGATGGCAGATTTCCCTGCGTCAGCGTGGTCAAATGTTATCCGTCCCGCATTGGCAGATAGACGCGGTTCTGCTACCTTTATCTCAACGCCTAAAGGAAAGAACGAGTTTTGGGAACTGTGGCATGAAGCGCAAGACAATCCTAACTGGTTCACCGCAATGCTCAAAGCATCAGATACGTCAATCTTGGATCAAGAGGAACTTGATGAGGCAAGACGTACAATGGGCGATGACCGCTACGAGCAAGAATTTGAGTGCAGCTTTGAAGCGGCAATCCAAGGGGCTTTCTATGCAAAAGAAATGAAAGAGGCCACAGAGCATGGTCGTATTACCCGTGTGCCATATGATCGTGCTGCATCTGTCATTACCGCATGGGACTTGGGCATAGGCGACAGTACAGCAATATGGTTTGCTCAGTTCGTAGGACAAGAAATCAGGATTATAGACTATTACGAAAACAGCGGAGTAGGATTAGATCACTATGCAAAAGTTCTCTTGGACAAAGAATATCACTACGAGCAACACATTCTGCCGCATGATGTTCAGGTCAAGGAACTGGGAACAGGGAAAAGCAGGCTTGAAACGCTTGACGCGCTGGGGATACGGAACATTGAGATTGCGCCGAAACTAGCGGTAGAGGATGGCATACAGGCTGCGCGTACTATGATCCCTAAGTGCTGGTTTGATGCTGATAACTGCACCAGAGGTATAGAAGCGCTACGGCAGTATCGCAGAGACTTTGACGAAAAGCTAAAGACTTGGCGGGGTAGACCGCTACACGATTGGACATCCCACGGCGCGGATGCTTTTAGGTATCTTGCGGTAGGTTATCGCAGGGAAAGCGATTGGGGTGAGCCAATCAGAAGGAATTTGCGCGGCATAGCCTAGTGTGGTAAGGTGCAGCTAACACAGGAGTTGCCCATGCCCAAAAAAGGTTTGTATGCGAATGTTCACGCAAAACGTAAGCGGATAGCTGCGGGTTCTGGTGAGAAGATGCGCAAGGCTGGCTCTAAAGGTGCGCCTAAAGCATCAGCATGGAAAGCAGCCGCAAAAACAGCCAAGAAAAAGAAAGCGAAAAAGTAATGCCACCCAATGAGGATAAGAAGAAAAAAGGCGGGTTGCTGAATGATTTGGCAATGGGCCTCGGCCTGAAAGATCGGGATGCCAGTTACTACAACCGCACAGCAAAGACGATAGGCAGAACGCAGGGTGCAGATGCGCAGCAGCGTTACATGCGATCCAGTGGTTACGGCAGGCCACAAGCTGGTCTTTTCTCATTTCTAAGCGGCGGCAACAATCAGAACAGCAGTACGGGCGGCAACAATATTATACCGCGCATGTTTGGATACCGTGACACTACCGATATGTTTGACCGTGGCGGCAAGTATGCCTCTGGTGGCATGTATCAAGATGGTGGTGGATATAGCGTTTTAGCAAACATCGGGGCTGCACTTTCAGGTCAAGACATGGGTGAACGTCAGCTTTATGTAGATCAGTACATTGATCAACAAAAAGGCGCTGGGTTTGCAGAGCAAATGAAAACTGAGTATCCAGACTATTATCAGCAGCTAGTAGTCAATGCGATGAGAAACATGTAATGCCTAAAGACCCTAGATTAGCCAGAGCAGGCGTTACTGGCTACAATAAGCCTAAGCGTACACCTAATCACAAAACCAAGTCACACGTTGTTGTGGCAAAGGAAGGTGACAAGGTAAAGACGATCCGCTTTGGTCAGCAGGGTAAGACAGGCGACAAGACGATGACAAAACGAGCCAAATCATTCAATGCAAGACATGCCAAGAATATCTCTAAGGGCAAGATGAGCGCGGCATACTGGGCAAACAAGGTTAAGTGGTAATGAACCCGTTAGATTTATCACCAGCAGAATTTCAAGACTTTCTAACAGAGGAGCGTCAGTATCGTTCTCCTGAGCAAATAGATGATCTTATTCGTCGCTACAATGCAGCAAACAGCTTGTCAGGTAGGTTGGCTGGATTGCTTGAACCAAAGGATGGTCGTCGCCGCACAAGTATTTTGCCTGCAAGCGTTCCCGTTGGCATGAGCCTGATGGAAGCGTTGCAATCTGGTGAGGCAGAGTTTGCATTACCGCAAGGTGTTGTAGATATGCTGACAGGCACAGTAAGTGGGGTAGAAAGTCCCGCATTGGCTGCACAGGGTCGCATTCCAGCAAGTGATATAAATGCAGCAGGCTTTGAGACAGCAGCGGCTGCAATGGGTTTGGGTGGATTGTTGGCGACTAAACCTGCGGGATCGTTGGGTTCTAATGCGCTGTTCACTCGTAAGCCAGATAACATCATGGATGAATTTAATCCTGAAACGTATTATCATGGCACACGCGCTGACATAGATGCCTTTGATGAGAATATGGTTGATCTGGGTGTTCATGTCGGAACAAAGGGGCAAGCGAACGAGCGCATACAAGATTTGATAAAGCGTGACGATCCAGTTTACACAAGCCCGTTTGATAGTTTTGCAAACATAGCGGGACAAAAGCCAGAAAGTTCATTCAGAACAGGTGAAGGCCCAATGGAAGGGGCGCAGATTTTGCCCTTAAAAGTTCGTGCAAATTATCCTTTGCGAATGCCAGATGTTGGTGAGTGGGATCGCAGTGAAGTAGTAATGTACTACATTGAGAAAATGCTAGGCGAAGACGGTGATCCTAGATTGCGCGAAGCGTTTGAAGATTTTGATTTTGATGAACTAGATAATGTTCGTGACCAATTTTATGATAACGATGATTGGAAAGCGAGCGTAGAAAACCGTGAGTTTCTTGATGAAATCAGAGATCGGATAAAAGATGCTGGATACGACAGTATTGTGTACCGCAATGCTGTAGAAAGCAGTAGAGATGAGGGTATTCAAGATAGCATGATTGTTCTTGACCCGCGCAATCTGCGTTCTGTAAATGCAGAGTTTGATCCATATTTTGAGTATTCTTCTAATTTGCTGGCGGCAAACGCTTCTAAGTCAGGCGGTTTGTTAAGTGCAGCAGCGCAAGCTGGAGAAAAGTATTTTGCTGACGATACTGTAGACATATTCAAGCGTCAGGCGCAAAACCCAGCAAGTCGTGAAACGATAACTTATATGTCTCCGCAAGAGTTTCTTAATTTAGCACAGAAAACAACTGTGGGAGAAAAAACAGAGAACACGCGAAAAGTTTTGAGTGAAGGAAAACAATTCTCTGACATACCGTTCTTATCAATAGAAAACAAAGGCGATGGTGTTGCCCAAGTTGTAGGGCATGAAGGTCGTAACAGAATGATGGCGCTTGCAGAGGCTGGCGTAGAAAGCGTCCCTGTTAGGTTAAACATGCAAGGTGGCGATGGCCCAGCAATTCGTTGGGGTAGTGCGATAGACCCAGAAAGCCGCGATTATGTTGATCCTACAGATATTCCTGTACGATTGATAAATGAAGATCAGAACATGGTATATGATATGCCAGATAGTTCTGTTTACCCGATTACGCAGAATGCACCTATAAAAGCAGGTTTGTTAGATGTCGGGCCATACAAAAAGCCAAGTGAACCGTCTAGGCTTACTGAGGAACAACAAGCGATACAGAGCGATTTAGACGATTACATAACACTAAATGAAATACTTAGCGATTATGATTTATCCGCTAATGCTTCAAAAGGCACAGGTGCTTTGACAATAGCGGCAGATGTGTCAGCCCGTGGTGATCAAGTTTTGAATTTGCTAAAGTCTGGCAGAGGGTCGGAAGTGACTGACGCGATGCTAGACATGGGCGACAGCGTAAAAAATACGCAGTTAAATCAGTATTTAGCAGAAAATTATGATTTGCCGATGGATGAGGCTTCACGTTTGGCGAGAGCGCAAGAGTTAGGATATGAAAGCAACTTATTCCACGGAACAGATGCAGACATATTGGCTTTAGATAAAGAAAAATTTGGTTTAGGCGAAAACCTTTTAGGCAAAGGATTTTACACAACAGGAAACCCAAAAAGGGCAAATATTTATGTTCCAATAGGCAATCCAAAATTGCCGAAAGGTGTTTTCCAAACAGGTAATAGTGACTTTACTGAAGGCGGGAATATTCTTCCATTAATGACAAGATCATCTTCTGAATTTGACGCAAGAGAAAGCACTGGTAAAGCTAATGCTTTAAATATTGGCAAAGCCTTTGAAGGTTCTGATTTTGATGTTGAAATTAAAGATGAAGGCGATCAGGTTTTTATAAAAAGCAAAACTAATCCCGATTTATCGGTGTATATTGATAGCTACCAAGACGGGATGATCACGCTGCAAAAGTTAAAAGATGTTTTTGGTAGAGAGAATGTCACTAACATTTTGGAGGAAGCAGGTTTTACTGGTTTAAAAGCCCCTGAAAGTTCAGGTTCAGTAACGCGAGTGAATTACAATCCGCAAGATGTACGTTCACAATTTGCGCGTTTTGACCCACGATTAACGCACTTATCCAACCTCACAGCAGCAAATGCATCACCGCTTGTTGGACTTCTAACGCAAGGTCTGTCAGAAAAGCAGGCAAACAAGATAGAGGATTATCTCTATAGAACAGGATTGTTACAGTAATGGCTATAACAACATACTCAGAGCTAAAAACATCTATAGCTAACTGGCTAAATCGGGATGATCTAACAGCGGTTATACCTGATTTCATCAGCTTGGCAGAGGCGCGTATTGCGCGGGACTTGCGGCACTGGAAGCAAGAAAAGCGTGTAACGACAGACATTGATGAGCGTTACGAAAATTTGCCCAATGACTTTATAGAAATAAAGCAAGTACAGCACACAGCAGGTGGCGTTATAAGTTCAATTTCTTCTACAGAAATGGAAAACAGGAGAGCGTCTTCTAATGCAGTTGGTAAATCAAGATTTATGCGATTAACTGCTGAACAGATAGAGTTTTATCCAACACCTGATACCACTTACAACATTTCTATGTTATACTATGGACGCATCCCAGCCTTATCGGACTTGGAGCCTAGTAACTGGTTGCTGAGTGACGCTCCCGATGTACTACTTTACGGTGCGTTAGTGCAATCTGCGCCATACTTGGTTGATGATGCGCGTACTCAGCTATGGGCTGGCTTGTATCAGTCAAGCGTTGATGCGTTAAACGTAGAAAATGAAAAGGCTCGCGTTGCTGGGCCTCTCAGCATGGGGGTTCCTCGCTAATGGCTACAACAACTTGGACGCAAACCGCTGGTATGACTAGCGACGAGGATGTTGATAACGTAGACGGTTTTGCGGAGCAAGCTGAAGCAAGTAAAGACGCTGCCGCTGCATCTGCTACGGCTGCTGCTTCAAGTGAGAGTGCGGCTTCTGCAAGTGCTACATCTGCATCTACATCTGCAACGACTGCGACAACAAAAGCATCAGAGGCATCTACAAGCGCAACTAATGCAGCAACGTCAGCGTCCTCTGCGTCTGCTTCTGCTACATCTGCCACAGCAAGCGAGACAGCGGCGGCATCTAGCGAGAACGCGGCGGCAGCATCTGAGACAGCGGCAGCGGCAAGTGAAACCGCAGCGGCGGCAAGTGAGACAGCGGCGGCAGCGTCAGAAACTGCGGCATCGACAAGCGAAACAAATGCAGCAACATCTGCGACATCTGCATCAACTT